GTGCACGCCGCGCCTTCGGCCAGCGGCCAGTCGGGCAACGCCGTGCGCTCCTTCGCCGCGAGGTCGAGCGAGAAGGAGCCGGCCATTGCCTCGATCGAGCGTTCGACCTCGAGCGCGGTCCAGCCGAAATAGGCGGTCCCGTCGACCACAAGCAGAATCTCGTCGGCAGGCGCGCCGTTCATGCTGCGCTCCTTTCGCCGGCCAGAAGCTCGACCTCGCGACCGCCAGGAAGAAAGCCGGGATGCGGCAGTCGATTGCGGCGCGTCAGCTCGAGTGCCCGCTGTTCGATCGCCGAAGTACCGGGTTCGTGACGCCAGGCGACGACGAGCGCAGGCTCGGTCGCCTCGAGACGCTCGGTGTAGGACCGGGCGAGCCGCTCGGCTCGCAAGGCTATATCACTCGAAAGCGCCACCCGCAGGCGATCGAAGACCGCCGCGTCGCCATCGTCGCCGCGGTCGGCCGCTTCGATGGCGCGGGCATCGAGCCGCCCGGTTGCGCCATCGCGAGCGGTGGCGGCGGCCGTGGCGCTGGCATAACCGAGCTCGGCCGTCTCGCGCGCGAGCTCGGCCGCGGTCGCTTCGCGAAACAGCTGTACCAGCGCGGTGCGGTTCGTGTTCTCGAGACGGCGCTGCGGAGTATCGAACGGCGTGGTGACGGCGGGCGGTTCCCAGTCGAGCATGAGCTCGAGCGGAGCCAGCCGCGCGGCCCGTGCTTCTCGCGACGAAAGCGCCGATACGGCCGCGACCAGTCCGGTGACCGCCTGGCCGAGATGGAGGGGCGCGCGCAGCAGGCCGGAAAGGTTGTCGGGAAGGAATTCGAGCCCCGCCTCGAAGGTCCTTAGTGCCGGGCCTACGCCGCCCTTGAGCGCGCCGGCAGTGGCGGTGACCGCGGCAATCTCGCGGACCAGCTTGCTCGCGCTGTCCTCGACGTAGCTGGCGGCCCCGGCGATCGTGAAGCGAGCGGCAAACCGACCGGGTGCTTCGGCCAGAACGGTCGAGGCAAGATGTGCGGTTCGATCGCCACTGTCGGCGACGGCCGGCGCATTGACCGGCTGGCCGGCCTCGGCGAACGTGATCGAAAAATGCGCAAGCCCGCCGTCATCGGTGTTTTCCGACTGGGTGTAGTCGAGCACCGAGACCATCATCCGGCCGTGCCAGGGATGGACCAGCAGACCGGTGCCGGCATCCTCGAGCGCCTCGATCAGCCGGTCCCGCGCATCGCGATAGTCGGTGCCGATCACGTGGCATTCGATGGTGAAGATCAGCGCCCGGCGGCCGAGATCCTCGACCACCGGCTCGTCCCGACCGGGAAATTCGTGGATCGCCGAGCGGCGACCGCCGCTGCGCTCGTGAAATTGCGTGCGGAACGGGACGCCGCGGAAGCTGCCCTTGCGATATTCCTCGCGCCAGCTCACGCCGCGCTCCTCATCGTTCGGCCGACCTTGGCCTCGACCGGCACGTCACCACGCTTTTCGAGCTGGGTCAGGCGCGCCCGCAGATCGCTGCTGAGGCTGACCTGGACGCCGACCTTGCCTCCGACCGCAACCTTCTGCGGCTTAGTGCTCTTCGCTCCCGGCGCGCGCTTCCAGGATCCATCGGCGTCCTTCGACCCCTTGGTCCCGGCCGCGCTCTGCGTCGTGCGGCGGATCGTGAAGATCTTCTCGAGAAATCCGCGATCGTCATCGGTATTGTCATTGGCTTCGCGGGCGCGTCGATCGCGTTGCTGTTCGGGCGTCTCGCGGCGAATGACCATCGCCTGTCCAGCAGCGATATCGTCGGCCATCTTCTTCGCCTTGCCCAACCAGGTCACCATCGAGACTAGCATCTCGACCGCCGCGGCGAGCCCTTCACCGACCGCCTTCCAATCGGTCTCCTCGGCGAATTTGACGCCCCATTCGAACGCCTTCTCCAGCATGTCGGAGATCGACTGCGCCCATTTCTTGAGCCGACCGTTCTTCGCCATAACGTCGAGCTTGGAACGCCACTCGTCGAGCTTGCCCTTCACCTTGTCGAAGATGCCCGCATCGGCGATCATCACTAGGAACTTGGACCAGAGATCCTTGATGTTGCTGAGGATACCGAACAACGTCTTAGACTGCCGGACCATCCCGCCGCCGAAACGTTCGCTGAAGATGCCGGTGAGCGCCTCCTCGATCGCACCGCCGGTCATCGCCGCCTCGCGCCGCATCTCCTTGCCATTCTGGCGGTAGCTGAAGGTGACCCGCTCACCTTGCTTCGAAGCGCGGATCCCGAATTCCTTGAGACGCTCGAATTCCCCGGTTGTCGCATCGGCGAGTGCCTCGACCGCCTGCATCAGCGGTTTGCTCATTCCCGCCGCACCGTCGCCCAGCGCCAGAAGCGAACCGTTCAAAGGATCAAGGCCGTAAGCTTTCAGCGCGACAAATGCTTCCATCACCTGGTCAAGCTCGAACGGCGTCTTCTCGGCGAAATCCTGGACCCAATTCATCGCCTTTTTGGCTTTGGCCGCGGACCCCTCGATCCCCTCGAGCTGGACCTTGTATTGTTCAAACTTGCCCGCGGTGCCGAACAGGTTGAAGAGCGCGAAACCGCCCGCCGCCACACCTGCAGCCAAGCCCCATTTCGCGGCGCCGAGGAGCTTGCCGCCAGCCCATTTTAGGCCCCGGCCGGCGGCGCGGCCTGCGCGCTCGGTCAGTCGAAGTTTGCGGACCAGGTTATCGAGCTTGCGTCCGAGCTTGCTCGCTTCCATCGCCGCACCGCGCATCGCGTAGGCAATCGCGAGCTTCCGGTTCCGCCTCGTCGTGCGCTCAAGCCATTCGACGCTGCGACGGCCGCTATCGACATCGGCGCGCATCTTGCGCGCCTCGGTCGAGATCCTGCGCACCGTGCCGACCAGCCCCTTCGACGAACTTTGGGCGCGCTTCGCCGGGCCGGTAAACCGGTCCACCGCTTCCAGGATCATCGAAAACTTGAGCACCGTTCAATCCTCTTCGTCTGCCTCGTAGGTCGCCAGCTCCTCGGCCCGATCGAGCCAGAATTCGATGTCCGGCCAGCGCATCCGCATCAGGTCGCGGGGTGCGAAGCCGAACTTCGTCGCCACCAGCCCTAGGCAGAGCCGCCAATCTCGGGGCCATTCCCGATGACCCCGTTGAGCAAGTTTCCCAGCTCTTCGAAGTCGCTAGCGTCGAGGTGGTCGACCTCCTGTTCCGTCAGGCGCGTGCAGCGACCGACGAGATCGATCATTGCCGCCATCGGCTCGTCCTGGTGACGGTCGAAGGCGCGCATGTCTTTGGCCCGCGGGCGGGTGACGATGACCTCGAAGCCAGCGGACTTCAGCTCTTCTTCCTGGTCTTCGCCACCCCCGGCCGGGACCGTGGTCAGGACGATGGGGTGCTTGAGCGCATGTTTGCCGAGGACACGCATCAGCGGATCCTCTCGGCCGGCGGGCCTTCGAAGGTCACCCGTGCCTTGCCGTCCTGGCCGAAGCTGGGAGGTTCGGCCGAGTAGGCGTTGCGCATGATCCAGGTGTCGCCGGTATCGGTGCGCAGGGTGACCGTTGCATTGTCGATCGCGCGGATCTCGGCGAGATCGACGCCCGACTTGTGGAGCAGCTGGAATTCGGCCTTGGCCGGGACCGTGCTCTCGCGGAACGAGCCAGCTTCGTAATCGCCGGGCACGTTCTCGCGGCTCGGGCCGCCGATCTCCATCGTGCCCTCGCCACTGGTCGGATATTGCGTACCGTCGACGGTGAGCGTCACCTGCCCGACTACGCGGTTCTTGTTAGCCATCTTGCGGTCTCCTTAATTGCCGCTTGGAAGCCTCTCAGAGGCGGAACTGAACCGCGGCTGCGAAGACGCGGAACTGGTTGACGATGTCGGGCGGGACGAGCGCGTTGATCCGGTTCGGATCGGTATCGTCCCGTTCGACGCGGATATCGGCGATGAACTGGTCGAGGCCTTCGACCAGGCCGGCTTCCTCCCATTCACGAGCCAGCGCGACGATCTCGGCGCGGATCACCGAAGGCGTTACGATCGCCTGCCCGGCGCCGAAGCGCGTGCCATCGGCCGCCAGCTTGTGGCGCGGGTACTTCTGGGCGACCCGGGCGCGCAGGCTCGCGCGCAGGAAAGCGAGCGTGGTCACCGTCTCGAGATCGAGGAAGCTGACGTCCTCGAGGCCGAACTGGTCGGTCTGGTAAGTCGTGATCGCGCGCTCGATCCGGCAGGTCCCGGAACCGGTGACGGTGAAGGTCGAAATCCCGTCCTTCAGGAGCAGCTCGCGCTGGGCGCGGGTGAAGCGGCCGTTGAGCTTCGGAGCCACGAGGCCGTCGAGCACCAGCGTCTGCAGCGGCCGTGCCGGGTCGATCGCCGAGTGGTAGCTCGCCGCGGCGGCGTAGATCGCGGCCGCGTCGGGAGCCCAGCTCGGGCTCTCGCCCAGGCCAAGCACCGTGATCAGCTCGGAATTGAGCCCGTCACCGAACGCGGCGAGCTCGCCCTGCGACCCCGACTTTGCAGCGTAGGCCACGCTCTCGAGCATCCGGGCACTGCCCCAACGATCGTCGAGCTCGGCCTTGATCTTGGCTGCGGTCGCGGCGTCGAACTGGCCGACCACGATCGTGCGGTACTCGTTGTCGCCGATCACCGGCCAGATGCCGTCGATATCGGGGTCAGTCGCGCCGCCGTTCATTGCGACGATCGCCAGCGCAATCCCTGCCGGCAGGTTTTCGCCAGCGTAATGCGAATGGCGGATGTCGATCTCGTTGCCGGCCGTGCCCGCATTGCGGGCGTCGATCGTCACCACGTGATCGTTCGGGGCGGCCTGCTGGGTCGCGCGGACCGGGAGATCGGCGTTCGAGTTGACGATCGCGGTGATCGCCGCGGCGATGTTGATCGCGGTCGCGCCGCTCGCCACCGGCACGCTCATCGGGTGTCCGGCGATCATCAACGCGATCGTCCCGGCAGCGGTCGCAGGACCGGTGACCGTGATCGAACCGCTGGCCGCGGTCGAACCGCCGGCATCGGCCAATGCGATCGCGTGAACCTCGCTGTAGCGATCGGCCGCCATGTAGGCCTGGCACATCCGTGCGAGCATCGAGCCCTGGCCAAAATCTGCCACCGCCTGTGCCGGTGCGCTGACCGGGCGCAGGACCAGCGGCAGTGCCGGCGCATTCGTGGTCTTCTGACCGATGATCAGGACGCGGTTGTTGACCGCGGCGAGCCCGGAAACAGCCTGGCTGGCGTCGAACTCGACGTGCTGCCCCGGCGTGCGAATTGCGGCCGGGATGGTGTTGAACTTGATCATTTCGCGGATCCTTTCTTGCCTTTCGCTTCACCACCCGAGGCGGTGGTCTTGTCGGCGGACTTCTTCGGAAGCGGCGCCTGTTCGAGATCTCCGGCCGAGAGCAGCCGGCGATAGTAGCGATCGACAGTCACGTACTCGCCGGCTTCGGCGAACAGCGAACCGTCCAGGTGGCGCACGCGCCGACCCTCGGCGGGTTTCAGGCGGCGTGGTTTGATATTCGCAGTTGTCATTGTGGCACCTCGATCAGGTCTTCAGCATCGGGAGTGTCGGACGGCAGCGGGTCGGCTGGGCCGGCCACGTTGCCGAAGGCGGGCACGTCCCAGTCGACGTGCAATCCAGTGAAGTCGCCCGCGGCTTCGCCAAGGACACCGAACGGCACGCCGCATTCGAGCTCGAGCGCGATCAGCGAGAGGCTCTGCTTGCGCATCGCCACGCTGCGCGAGACCGTCCGGATCGATCGAACCGCGATCGGCCGGGACAGCTCGAGCGGGGCGAGATCGTTGCGTGAGAGGATCCGCACCGCGTCGATCGCGAGCTGGTAGGACCCGGGCTTCGCACCATCGCCGTGGCGACTGTTCTCTTCGTTCCGCTGGTTCTGCGCCGCCACCACCAAGGCGAAGCGAAGGCGAGCTTCCCAGCCGGTGTCCTGCCCGTCGCGATCGTCCCCTTCGGGCGCGCCCAGGAACACTGCCCAAGCACCGGGCGTGCGCAGGTTCCGGTTTTCGCGCAGATACTCTTCCCAGTCGTCGGGATAGGTCTCGAGCGTGCGCCAGGCGTAGCTGAGCCGCCCGTCATCCGACGCCGTCTGTAGCGCGTCGATGATCGCCTTCTCGATCGCCGCGATCATGCAAACCACCGTCGCGGAAGCGGTGCCTCGAGGAGCGACCAGAACTTCACCGTGTCGAGCACCGGGTTGAGCCAGTCCGTGTTGATGCAATAGCGCGTCAGGTGCGGTGGGCGATGATGTCGCGCGTGGTGCCTGGCCGACTGCAGCAGGCCGAGCGCCTGCAGCGGCTTGGCCCAGCCGGGCGCGAGCGACGGGCGGTGCGCCCAATAATGGATCTGGTTCGACATCGCCGTTCCGAACGCGCCGACTATCGCCCAGGCCGGCGCGCCAATCATGAGGAACATCGGCCCCCAGAGGATTGCCGCGCCCAGCCAAGTGGTCCAGTTGCGGGTCACAAAACCGTCGCCGGTGAAGGCGACGGGCTGAGCGTGGTGGAGACGGTTCGGCTCGAAAACGAGCGGGCCGAGAACCGGCATTTGCGGGCGACCGAACCGGTCCTCGATCCAGTGAAAGAGGCCAGTCAGAAAATCGGCGAGGATCCAGCCCAGAAGGATCTGTGCCATGATGGAGGCGATCGGGGCGGTCATCTTGCCCGCCTCGCGAGCTTCTTTCCCAGATAGCCCGCCAGGCTGCCGACGATGAAGATCACGACAACCGGCAACCAGAAGGGAGAAAGCACGATCGCGAGCGCTCCCAACCAACCGAGGAAATCGCTCCAGCCGATCGAACGCGGCTTTGTCACGATCGCGTGAACCAGGCAGGCGACAATGCAGACCGCACAGTAGACGAGGAACACGTTCATGACACGCCTCCGGCCGCGTCGCGCGCGTAATCTTCGGCTTGGGCGAGCAGCTCCTCCTCGTCCGCGACCGAGAGGCCAAGAAACGGGCGGGGCGGGATCGTGACCTGGTCGACCTTGCGGAAGCCGAGCCCGCCGGGAAGCTGGAAGGCGAGCTTGTCGGCCGATTTGGGGCGGATCGTCGCCCCGAACTGGTGCGTGCCGGCGTAGATCTTGTTGGTACCGACCTCGACCGACTGGGATCGGGCGATCGAGGTGATCGAGCTGCGCAGCTGCGCGCTGTCGGTGAGCGTCTTGCCGCCTTCCTCGCGGGCGCGGATCGAAGGCGTCCACTTGCTGCCGTCCGGCGCGCTTTCCTGGTCGAAGCGATCGATCGTCGCGCTTTCGAGCGTCAGGCCGAACCCTTCCATCAGCGGCGTTAGGTCGCCGAAGCGATCGACCAGCTCGCCGATCGCGCGCTGGACCTCGAGCCCGCCTTCGGTGGTAATGTGGAGCTGCACGGCCATCAGTAGCTGCCCAGGTTGTCGCGACCGAATTTGGGCCGGTCGGAATGGGTCAGGATCTGGCCGGGTCGCGCGGGCTGTTCCTCGCTGCCGCCGTCGAGCTTGATCTTGCCATCGGCGATCTTCTGCAGCCGGGCCTCGGCGTCCTTCTTGCGCGTCATCACCCAGTCGGGCGGATCCGAACGGAACAGCCGTGCGAAGGCGAGGTCGCACGCGATGTCGGTGAGCAGCTCGTTGCCGGCCAGCGTGGCGACGTCCTTGTGCCGCGAGGCAATATAGCTACGAATGAGGTTGTCCGCGCTCTCGATCGCGGCGTCGATCCGGTCGGCGTCGATCACCCCGGAATTGTCCTGGTCGGACAGCTCGAGAAGATCGCGATCTTCGAAGCGCGCCTGCATCGCGGCAAGATCGGCAAATACAGGCATCGGAACCCTTCTCGTCCTTTGGCTTCGTTAGGTGAGGACGCGGTCTCGGCCCTCGGTGACTTGGTTCGGTGCGGGCGGCGGCAACAAGGAACCGCCGCCCGCCCCGCGGCGAAGGCCCCTCAGCTCTTCGCCTTTTCCGTCGTCGCGGCGGCGGTCGCGGCGGCGGATTTCGTCGGCTTTGCCTTGGCAGTCGGCTTGGCCTTGGCGGCCGGTTTGGCCTGCTCGGTGGCGGCCGGTGCGGGCGCCGGTTCCTTCGCGACCGCGTCAGCGACCGCGTCGGCAACCGGCGCATCTTCCTGCTTGACCGGCGTCGGATCGGGGTCCGGGTCGACCGGCGTTTCGCCCAGGATGGAGCCGACGAAATCGCCCGCCTCGTCCGCGTCGGCTTCTGCGATCACCTCGCGCAGCTCGTCGAGCATCTCGGGCGTAGGCGAAATCGCCTGGCCTTCGTCGACCACGAGCTGGCAATCGAGCTGTGGATCCTCGAGGATTGCGAGGATCGAGCGCGGCCCTGCGAGCCCGCTCTCGAAATCGCCCGCGAATACGGCGCGCGGCTCCTTCGAGAAGGCGAGCCCGCCCCGGCGACGACGCGCAACGCGCGCCGTCACCAGGAGCTGGGGATACTTTCCGCGTGCCATCAGGCCAGCCACGGCACGACGATCAGCTTGGCCGTGTCCTTCCATTCGTTGGTTTCGCCGTTGGCGGCGCGATCGTTGTTAAGCAGCTTGAGCGCGGCGCTCTCGAGGCTCGGGGGAACGACCAGCAGGGTCGGCCGGATGCCGAGCGGACGGCCGTGGTCGCCCTTCAGCCCCATCATCGAGGCACGGGCGGCGGCGTAGTTCGCCGCGTCGAGTGTGTCCTTCGAACCGAAGGCGAACTGCCAGAAGCCGAACCCGACATTGCGCCGACAGTCGACGCCGTAGAGAAATTCCTTGCGGCTGAAGACATTGTCGTCGGTCGGGCTATCCTTCGCGACGAACTGGGGCGGCTTGCGATCCTGGAAGATGATCGGCTTGAGCGCGCGCGTGTCGTCGATGAGGAACCAGGGCGTACCTGCGCCGGCCTGCATGTTCGAGACCGACACTTCCTCGCCGTTCTCGTCGATTACCGGGTGATCGGTGTCGAAGAAGTTCTGGCCGTCATAGCACGGGGTCGTGAAACCGGCCGCGAGCAGGGCGAAGACCAGCTCTTCCCGATGGGCCGTCGTCGAGCGGCCCATTTCGGTGAAGAGCGGGTTGTAGATCCCGAGGTTGTCGTCCTCGATATCGTTCCGATCGACGCCGATCGTCTGCTCGAAATCGCGGTTCTTGATCGCATAGCCGTGCGCCTGGACGCCGTTGACAACGCGATCGCCGAGCCATTCGCGCATCGAGGGCAGCTTGCCCAGCCAGCCGTATTCGTTCTGCGCGGTGGAGCTCGGAACGGTGGTCGCAATCTTGTCGGACTGCGGCTCGGCCATCCCGAGGCCGCTAGTGAAAAGCGCGTTGAAGCTGGTCTGCAGCGTCGCCAGCGCGGTACCGGTAACTTTCATCGGTTATCCCCTTGGTCTAAATCAGGTGAGGTCGATCCAGACCTCAGGTGAGGTCGATCCAGACGCCCTGGGCGTCCACGTCGACGATCTTGCCCGCGGTCGAGCGCGACGCGGCACCATCGGTCTTGGCGACGGTCTGGTCGTCGACGAGGTAGGCGGTGTCGCCAATCTCGGCGGCGGTGATCTCGTCCGCGCCAGCCGAGTTGGCGAAACGGAAGACGCCTTTCTCGACCTCGACGGCGATATCGCCAGCGGCACCGCTGCTATTGTCGGCGTCCGCCTTTGCGATCCCGTCGACGGTGAGGCCCACGGCGGTGGCACCCGGCGTCGCAAGTCCGGCGGCGGTCAGCGCGACGATCGCACCACCGAAGATCGTGGCACCGGCGGCAACCGGGCGGGAAAAGCGGGCACCGTCGCGCTTCGGCGTCAGGCGGCTTTCAGTCAGGGCAACCATCAGGCAGCCTCCTCTTCATCGTTGCGGGAAGCGAGGAATTCATCCTCGGTAAGACCGAGCTGGCTGCAGATCGCGGCCTCCTCGGCGGTGAGCTTGGAATTGCCGCCAGCGGGCGGCTTGCCGTGCAGGCGATCGCCGCCCTGGAATGCGGGCGCGCCGTCGAGGAAGCTCTGCAGCTCGCCCTGGTCCTTCTTGCCGAGCTTGACCGCCCAGTCCTTCTGGCCGGGCGTGAGCTTGCCCTCCTCGATCGCACCGTCGACCATCGCGAGGACCTTTTCCTCCTCGAGCGCGCCGAGGCGGCTCCGGACGTCCTTGAGATCGCCGATCGGAACGTATTTGGCCGGATCGGGTTCGCCGCCGGCCTTGGCCTGGCTGATCGACGCGAGCACCGCGTCGGTATCGGCATCTTCTGCGAGCTCGAGATCCTTGCGGATCGACGCGAGCGCGCCTTCGGTGTTTTCGGCCTCTTCGACGAACTGGTCGATCGCGGCGAGCGCCGCTTCGTCATCGCTCTCGGCGGTCAGGCCGAAAGCAGCCAGCGCCGTCGACGACAGCAGGGCAGCAAGTTTCATATCGTCACCTTCTTCTGCAGATGCGCCGGCTCCTTGCGAGGCAAGCGCGGGAAGTTCGAGATTGGGAGAATTGGTCAGCCCGGCATTGACCAGGCGCGTGATCCGGCGGCTGTTCTTGTCCACGCGGAAGTGGGGCGAGTGATAGCGATATTCGCGCGCCTGCAGCGCGGCCTCGGCCGGCTTGGTCCACTCGACATCGCCGCGAATGCCATCGTCCGCGACGGTCAGCGAGGCGGGATCGATCCAGCCTGCCGCCCGGGCGGTGCCGCCGACGCCCTGGACGGCGGCGTATTCGGTCTGGTGGTCGTAGTTGATCAGGAAGTCCGCTCCGCGGGCGAACTCGCGGGTGGCTTCGATTACTTGCTCGGCATGATCGCGGTCCTCCAAAAGGTAAGGCCCGCGCCCGTCCCGACCGTGAAACTGGCCGAACGGCAGCAACAGCACGCTCTTCGCGACAACGCCCTGCTCGGTCGTCAGCTCGATCGAGCGGCTAGCGCAAACGCCGATATCGGCGGCGGAGGAGGCGGCGGGCTTGCTCATTGAAGCCCGGTCTAGGATGTGGGAAGTGCTGCCGTTATCTCCGCCCGCGGAGCAGGGTGGCGGGCAGGCGTCGACCCTGCCTAGAACGGACACCGCGCATTTGCCAAGCGCTGATTGGAAGGAGGCCGAACTTGCTGCTCGCTCTGACGCTCGCACTTTCCCCCTTGCCGCCCTCCGGCTCGGCGGAAACGTTTGCCTGCACGCCAACGCACGTCTGGGATGGCGACGGTCCGATCTGGTGCGCCGAGGGGCCGCACGTCCGCCTGCAGGGGATCGCGGCGCGCGAGCTCGACGGCAGCTGCCTGCCGAACCATCCGTGCCCTCCCGCGTCGGGGATCGCGGCGCGTGACGCGCTGGTGAAACTGGTCGGGCGTCCGGGCGGGGTCGGGCGTTACGGCCATATCCTGGTCGAGGGACCGACGATGGAATGCCGACGCTTCGGACAAAGCTATAATCGCGTCGTCGCGCGCTGTGTCAGCCCGATCGGCGGCGATCTCAGCGAGGCAATGATACGAACCGGCTATGCGCTGCGCTGGTAGGCGCATCTTGAATTATCCCGCAGATGCGCTAACTGGACTGCAGACGGTCCTTGTGTCCAGGACGTAAATCGGAAGAGGGCCGCAAGGCATTTTTCCCTGGGACCGTCGCCTTCCATCATCGCCGAAACATCGTGACCATGCGGGTCTGTCGCTTCTTGCGGCCAACGCGCTCGACGTAGCCGTATGCGCGCCCGCCCACGGTCGCCTGCCATTCGATCCGCAAGCCGCTGCCGGTGCCGCGCTTTCCCCTGATTTTGGGCGTGCCGGTAGCGAGGATATCCGGGATCTTGTCGAAGTCGGCGAGCGAGAGCGGATTGGGATCCCCGCTGCCGCGCCCGTGCCGCCGCCAGGCGTGGCGGATTGCCTGGTCGGAGATGACGACGTCGTAGCCCTCGGTCCCGGCCCCGGCGACGGCGCGGGCCGAACCGATCGTGGTCTCGCCGTTCCTGCCAGGGTCGGCGATCGCGTCGTGCGCAGCGATGCTCGAGCTGCCGTGCCGCGCAAATTTCCCGTCCGTGTCGCGAATGTAGCGCCGCGCGTTTAGGACGCCTTCCTCGCGCGTCCAGGCCGGCAGCCCGCGAGCCCGCGGCCCGCCGCGGATCCAGCGCCAGAACCGCGCGCCGATATCGACGCTGCCACGCTCGCCCAGGTAACGCCGGACCAGCATCGCGCGGCCGTCGCGCCCGGTGATCCAGAGCCACTCGATCCGGTCGGGATCGACGATCGCCCGCGCCGCATCGGGCAAGTCGGCAAGCAGGTCGGGCGAGAGTTCCGCGATGGTGCCGGCGCGAGTGCGGAACAGGCCCGCCGAGATCGCCAGCGGCCAGCCGGCCACGTCTTCGAACACCTTCCCCTCGAGCGCGGCCTCCCGAGTGGGCAGCCCAAAGGCGGCAAAGAACCCTCTGAGACGATCGAAATCATCGTCCGAGAGTACCGAGTTCAACTCGCTTTCGTCGCCGCTATCGCGCTTTGGCGAGAGCCGGACCGGCGGCACCAGACCGTCGAGCGAAGCCTTGCCGACATTGTAGCTCCAGCCCGGATCGATCCCCTGCTCGATCTCGGTCACCTCGCCCGTGCGCTTGTTTATGTAGGTGCGCTTCGGAAACCGCGGAGGATCCTCGGTCACTTCCTGGCCGCGCCGCGCCATCATCCGCTCATTGAGGGACTGTGCATCGCACCGGCAATTCCAGCCGCAGGGCGGGAAATGCGTGTCCCACCACGGATCGTCGACCGGCAGGATGGTATCGTGCCAGGCCCCGTGTTCGGGCCGCTCGCGCCCGTCCATCATCGAGACGTAGCGAAGGTATGGCAGCGTCCGCTTGGCGCGCTGGATCCGCTGCCAGCGGCCCGCCATGTAGCTCGCGCGCAGATTGGTCTGGTAGATCGTTCGCAGCCGCGCCGGACTGCCGAGCCGTACGACGCGTTCCATTCCGTCCGCCGGGTCGATCATGCGGGCGCGCCCCCACCAGCCGCGGCGGACCAGCCGCGGCCGCAGCTCCTTGATGAAGGTCTCGAGTGTGGTTCCTTCCTCGAGCGCGCTGGTCACCGCTTCGCGAATGTCCTCGAGCAGGTCTCGGCTCATCGCCTTGGCGACGGTGAAGGCGCGCGCGTGCTCGCTTTCCCAGACGTCGCGCCAGTCGAAGCCTATCTCGTAGCCCTTTGCCTCGAGCGCGGCGATCGCCTCCTCTGGCTGGACGGCGATCGGCAGCGGCTCCGCCTCGTCAGGCATTGAAGAACTCCGCGCCCGACAGGATCAGCGGTCTGCCGGCACCATCGGTGAGGATCGTGTCGCCGACCGCGATCGTCCCGGTCGCCGTCCAGTCCCGGTGCCGATAGCGGACCGTCGCGCCGCGCAAACGCAGGAAGCCGGGCACAACTACGATCTGCCGGTGGTGACCCTCTTGTCTCAGCAGTGCGTCGACCGCGCGCTTGGCATCTCGGCTGTAATATGCGCGACGCACACTCGATCCGCCCGGCGGGGTGAAATGATGGAGCACCGTCGCCTCGCGCTCGGCGCTTTCACCCTCGACCAGCTCGACCGGGAGGACCAGCGCATCGAGCGCGATACGATCTTGCCCGCCGAGCTCGAAGCCAGGCCCTACCAGCAGACCGAGCGACTTGCCCGTCGCGTCGTAATCGAACCGAGCGACGTTGACCGCGGCCGTAACGATCGCCCCGGCCGCATTGCGCACAGGGGCTGGTTCGCTCCTGGCGAAGTCGAAGGCAATGGCGAGATCCACGCGCGTCAGCTCCACCGGCTCAATCTCCGTCAGCCGACGCGTCC